ACGTAAAAATCACGCTTTTGAAAATATAATACAGCAGAGTTCTCACTATAGTCACCTTTTAACCTTACATTTTTCGGCATGATTCTCTGATTCCTCTAACTTTATCACGCCCATAATTAACCGTTTCCTCAGTAATATCAACCTCACCTTCACTATTACAATAATCACAATCTACTTGTTTATCTGTATCTCTTGAACCACCAAGATAACCATTACCACTACACTTAGGACAGATTATTTTAAGCATCAGTTCATTTTGTTTTTTCTATTGTGATGTGCTTTTTGTTTTTCAAGCAACCACACAATAGTCTTTGACACTGACAAAGGTACTTCAAATATCTTACTTTCTCCTAACGTTTTTATTTCTTCATATGCTACTTTCGGTATTGTTACACTTTTAAAATTTTTTCTTGCCATTATTCTCCCTTTATATTTTTACTTTAAATTACCATACTATAACATGTGGTCAAGTTTTATTTTGACTTTGTGTTTAAATTATGGCAATGTAGATATTCCCACAACAAGGAACGTTTAAGTTCTACCCTCGCACATTTATGCTCCCTCTCTTATCATACAGCGGGGGTAGTTTAAGTTTTTAATTCTTTTACTGGTTTTTTTGGGGTTAGAATTACTTCTTCAGATAAACAATTAAATTTAATATACATGTCATATTTATTTACATCTTCAGGGCCAAATTCTATTATCTTATTTTTGCCTTCTTCATATCCTTTGATCATGCAATCATAAGCTGAATTAAATTTCTCTTCAAATACAAAAGGTTGTAGACATGTATTTGCTGCTCCCGAACAGATGTATAATACCAATACAAATAGTTTCATTATCTGCCCTGGCCTCTGTACATTTTTCTAGAAAATTTTTTGTTTGGTTTTTTTGCGTGTCTTCCAGGTCTTTTTTTCTTTGTTGAACCTTTATAATTATTTACTCCATACTTTGGTTTTTTAGCCATTGTCTATCATCCTCTGTCAATTTTAAATATTTTATTTCACCATTTATATGTTGTTTAGTATCTTCACCACAAGTTGTGCAACGATAGACTTCACTAACAACAGCAATTAACAAAGTGCTCTCTCCACAATGTGGACATTCTCCTGCTGCAGTATCAATATAAAAATTTAATTTTCCAAACATAATTATATCTTATCTAATTTCTTACGATCATACAATTTTTTATTTTTAACTATTCTCTGTTTATATTGTGGGGTGCGAACTTCTTTCGCATACTTATTTAACCTAGCGTCTCTAAGTTTCTGTGCAAATTTATTGAGATATGATAAGTTTCTTAATAGATTTCGAGCCATCGATATTATCTTCTAATTCTGCTTTACCACGCCAGCATTTGTAAGTAACAGACTCAGAATAAGTTCTCTCTGCTTCACGTTTCCCGCGAAGGCACATGGCCATTGACGGTTGCAAACGAGCCTCTTTGATCTCTCCGTTTACAAACATTAATAATCCTATGACAGCTTCTATCATTGTCCGTTACCATTTGTATATTTCATTTCTCTGTTGGCATCTTTTAATTTTTCAATATCAACTAAAACTTTATCCATTTGTTTTCTTAAAAATTCTATATTAACTTTGTTCAATGCCATAGATTCTATGTGTGAGTTTAACTTATCTGTAGTCTTATAAAGATCTTCGATCATCATAAATTGTTCAGAATCTGCGGGTAACGCTCCAAGTTGACCCCGTGGCCACTTAATTCTAAATTCTGTATTCTCTTCTAAATCTTTTTCCATTAGCTGAAGTCTAGTGTCAGCTATGTTTAATCTTTCAACAATTTGAAAATAACCCATGGTGCCAAGAGCAACGATGATTATCAGAGAGGCAACCGTCTTCATAGGCATCTGCACGGCTGCCGACTCCGATATGGTTAAAGGTTTCTTACTCATAAATTATTTTGACCAAAGCCAATCCTTGACTTTTCTAAAAGGCCAGCAGATTATTTCCCAAATCTTGCAACAAATTTTTTTACATTTTTCCATCATTTTTTCTTCTCCTCTATTTCATAGAAGAACTTGTCTGTATCTTCTGTACGCCAAGCCCTACTATCTTCCACGTTCCATTCATTTGTTTGCACTTTCCAATCAGGAATATTATCTTTTACAGTAAACGAAGGTATATCCCATATACATCTATTGTTTGGTTGTGCTGCAAAATTGCCATCATCTAAGGCAATTATGTGTGCGCACTTATGTTCGTGCGGTATCTCAGAATGATCTGTATCTAATATATTACTTTCGGGGTGTGCAAAGTCAACCGTAAATAAGTATTTACCTGGGTGCCATTTTTTATCTTTACCTATATATTTACCTGCTTGACCGTCTAAAATATCCCAAGAATGAACAGAAGGATAATAAGAAAAACAATTCCAAAGCTGTAGTTCATCAAGTCTTCTTGTGGGCACTCTGGATGGCTCAAATCCCTTTTGAATAAACGCGCTAATTGGTAAGCGATAAAATATTGCACCGTTTTCCATAATAGCATGCCATAGTATGCTACGGCCAGTGATTGCCGATAAACCAAAGATGATACAATCTTCAACTTCTCCATGATGTTTTTTAAGATCATAAAGATATTCTCTTTTTATTTGAGCATAAGTTGGTGGTATATTTGCATTCAAGTAAGCCATATTTATTCCTTATCATATATATCCCCCCAAGTCTTCCCGTGTTCATAATCAACTTTGTTGGGTACTTCTAGATTAACAGCATTCTCCATAATTTCAATTACCTTTTTAGCCTGCTCATCAGACTCTACTGAAACATCTAGTTCATCATGTATTTGTATATGTGGAACTATGCCCTCGTTATATAAATCAACCATAGACTTTTTAGTCATGTCTGCTGCTGAACCTTGAATTAATCTGTTTAATGCTTTGTATGTCATGGCTCTTTTTATACCTGGCCCATATTCTCTTTGTGCCTCATCATGCGGTAGAGGTTTATGTAAGCCAAAATGATTTGGTTCCCATAAATGAAAACGACAACGTCTACCTAAAAGAGTTCTTATCTTACCAGAATCCTGCGCTCTTCTGGATACAGAATCCATAAGTTCTCTTACAAAAGGAACTTTACCATGATATTGTTGAAATAATTCTTCTGCTCTAGTTTTACTTACACCTAATTCTGCTTGAAGTTTATTTTTACCCATACCATAGAACAGACCAAGATTTATAGTCTTAGCCTGTGTTCTAGGTATCTCTGCCATTTCGGCAACAATAGTATGGAAATCTGCATCACCATCTTTGTATGCCTCTAGCACATCTTCAACTCCTAATAATCTTTGTAACGATGCATAGTGAACCACTAACCTCGGTTCTTGTTGCGAGTAGTCAAAGCAACCCCACTTACATTCATCTTCAGGTATAAACAATGATCGAATCAGTGGCCCAAGATCTTTATTTCTAGCAGGGATCTGTTGTAGGTTAGGATTAGAATAACTAAACCTACCCGTAACCGTTCCTCCTTGATCTGATCTAAGTTGATTAATATCAGCGTGTATTCTACCTTTGTGTTCATGTTTTAAAATAGTATCTATGAAAGTTGTATGTGCTTTGTTTATTTCTCTAGCCTGCGCTATCTGTTTGACTAAAGGATTAGAATGATTCTGTAAAAAATTTTTAGTGAATGATGGTGCTTTTGATTTTTCTGTTCTGTCATAAGGTAATTTTAATTTATCAAATACTTTTGCAATAGAAGCTGCTGCCCATATCTCTACATCAATACCTGTTTCTTTTTTAAGATTTAATAAAATTTGTTTCTCTTTTGTTGCTAATTGATTCTTTGTTTGATTCGCTTTTTCAACGTCTACGCGAACTCCTTTGAACTTCATATCCACAAGACAAGGAAAAACATTTTTTTCTAAATCAAATACATTTTGTAAATCTTGTTCTCTGATCTCATGTTTAAATCTATTCCAAAGTTTAAAAGTTAACTCTGCATCTTTCTCTGCATACTTACCAACATACATTGCAGGTAGTTTCCACATCTCTGCTTTTGGATCTAGACTCCATTCTTTTGCAGCGTTGTTTAATTCTGTTTCACTTTTTCTTTCTTTTAAAAATTCATATGCAATTGCATTTAAATTATACGTGTATCTATTCTCATCAATCAGACTAGCAGCTATCATCGTGTCTACGATCTCACCATTTATCTGTAAACCCATGGCTCTTATCCAACACACATCATACATTGCATTATGAAATATTTTAGTAGCAGGTGTTTTTAAAACATCTTTAAACCAAGATAGAACTCTACCCTTATCTAAGTTACCACCACCCAAATGATCAAAAGGAAAGTATGCACACCAATCAGTTGTTGCTACTGCTACACCTACAACTTTACCATCACCAACCACTGACCCCGAACCACGCGTCTTGATATTTGGATCGCAGGTTTCTAAGTCAATGGCTATCTCATCATAGTTACTTAAATCTTTAAACTCTAATGGTGGTACCCACTCAGTTTGTGGTGCAAACAATGGTTGTTGTAATCCTCTCACGAATAGTCTCTCTCTAAAATCATTTCAAGATAATGAATAGCTTTTTTAATATCCTTTTCTTTTCCTTTAGACCGATGTCTACAAATATATTTTATAGCGTTTCCTTCTGCGAACAAAAGTTTATTTTCGTTTATAAACTCAGCAGGTTGTATTTTCATACTTTTATAATGATTGCCATCGACCTGTTTATCTAATGAATCGTAAGTAGTTGATTTAAACATATCTTTATGTGTCATAGCGGATAACTCATGTCAAATGATTTAGGTTCTACAATATGTAATTGTTTTTTAGTTCTTGTTGCTCCAACGTAAAATAATCTGTTTTCATCGTCTGGAGTTTTTTCAAAGTTACGCATCGTATTTTCTGTAAGATCACTCAACAATACAACGTTATCACATTCACCTCCCTTCATACCATGTATGGTTGATAATTTTATTCTAGGTTCTTGTTTCAATAATTCTCCATTTCTTCTCATTGCTCTTATATACTCTTTTGTACGAAAATCAATCTCATCTAGTGACTCGTACCAAACATCGTTTGTGTTTAATCCATAATCTTTCATACAATCTTCTATGATATAAGTTTGATCTTTTAATAATGTTTTACCTAACTTATGTGCTTGATTAATTTTTCTAGAACTCATGTGTCCATAAATATTTTTTACAGCATCATAATTTAGTTCTTGACCTTTACGCCAATGTTCCCAATCTGTAATAGCTTTAAAGGTATCTTCATTTATTGATTTTTCATTTTTAAAATTATAATACCAACCACGTTCCTCGCAAAAATCTTTAGTATCTTCTAATAAATATTTGGTTCTAGCTAGTACCAACCACTCGCCAGATGACATATCAACTTGATGTATATCTCCGTGGTATCTTAAAATGCCTTCTGATGTTTTAGGTTGCCATATTTTATCTCTTCTATTTGATATTCTGTTTGCTAGATTAATTGACAAGTTATGTATATCTCCCGATGGCACACGATAAGATTGATCTAATACTATTGTTTTACCTTCTAAAGCTATAAACGAATCAACATCTGCTCCTGCCCATCTAAATATTGCTTGATCATCATCACCTGCAACAAATACTTGGTCGCATTTCTGCCACATTTGTTTTACCATTTTCCATTGTAGTAAACTAAGATCCTGTGCTTCATCAATGAACATTACATCTAGTTTTGGTGCTACATCTTTTTGTGTAAATTTTAAAATCATATCTGTGTAATCAATCAAGCCTATTTCTTTTTTATATCTTTCAAGTTCATTGGCTATGATTATAAGTTTATCTCTTTCTATATCTGCCTCATGTTCATTTAAATCAAACTGCTCTTCGACAGGTATACCTCTAACTCTAGCAAGAGATATTAAATTTAGATAATCACTATCAGATGAGAAGTAACCACCAAAGTCATCTTGATATGATGCGTAAGCCACTGAAAAACCTAGCTTTTTTCCAAGGTCTTGATAGTGAAATCTTTTCATAACTTGATTTTTATTTATGGATAGTCTTCTGAATGCAAGTGAGTGTAGTGTTCTAAAATATGGTAGATCATCTTCTGACAAATTAAATTTATGCATGGCTCTTGATAAGGCTTCATTAGCAGCTTTCTTTGTAAATGCGAAATAACCTATACGACTTGGGTGTATTTTCTTAGATAAGTATTCTTCAACTAAAGATAAAAGTTTTTCTGTCTTACCAGTTCCAGGTGGGCCAAGTATAATTGTAATCAAAACGCATCCTCTTCTTTATACTTTGGTTTTTCAAAAGATGTATTTTGTTTTTCCATCGCTTTCATAACCCAAACACGAACTCTCTTACCATCTATGTTTAATGTTTTTTCTGTTGTATTAAATATATCTTCTATCATTGCACCAGTTTTTCTAATATCAAATGACCACTTCTGTCTTTCTAAAAACTTTTTTAGATCTTTCCATCTAAACATTGTTTCGCCATCTGCTGTGTAAGGAACACCTCTTAATATATCACTCTTCTGTCTACCTTGTGCTCGTCTTACTGCAAAGTCTTCTATCAAATCTTCTAACTGATTTTTAATTAATAAACTTTCTGGTGGCTCAATAATCTGTATTGCTGAAAATAAAACTCTAAGTAAAGTATCCCATTGTCTATCTGCAACTCTTGGTATGATTGTGTTTAATTGTTCCATACATGCTTTTTTAAATCTAGCTTGTATTTGTAAATCGTCTGTTTCTAATTCTAATCTTTCTCCGTCTACGTTAACAAACCATTGTGGTTGTGGTTTATGATTTATTTTAGTTAAGTTACTAATTTCGGGTAAAGCTGTATTGCCAAGACCTATACCATGTTTTCTAGTTCTACATAATTCTCTGTTACAAAAAGAATTTATTGGTTGTTCATTACAACTATAATTGTAATCTTTTTTACGCAAAGATTTTTTTACATTTTCTACCTCTGCATTACTAAGTGGTGGATTTAAATATTTTCTATTGTAATCTTCTATTAAAGTTTCCCATTCATCGGGTAAAGATTTTTTTAAGTAAACTCCAATATTATATAGTCCATTATTTCTTGTGCCTTTAGGAAATCCTTGTGAGCAAAGAACCTCTAAACAAGGTGGGCCATTTGATACGGCTTTAGCTTTTTCGTTTAATTCAACTTTTATTTCAGATAATTTCGTTGGATCTACAGAATATTTATCATACATAGAATAGAATGATTCTAAACTAGCAGCGGAACCATCATCATTTATGGCGTATTTTGTGCCTGTTTTATGTTTGTAATATGGCAAACTACAGAAGTTACCTCTATCGTTTGTCTCTACGTTTATTTTAGTTTGCTGTGGAAATATTTTATCTTTTCTAGTTACAAGTCCAAGTGATGCCGTAAGAGTTAATAGAGTTTGTCTCATGTCTTTTGCCTCTACAAAATCTTTTGTAAATAAATATAGGTGTGCACCACCGCTTGTTGATCTACAAACAATGAAAGGTATTTTTAAGTCTCTCATTTTTTGTGTAAATTCTTTGTGATTAAAAGTGTATTCGTCTATATCAATCGCACCCCATTTACATTTATTATCTTCGTTGATTGGTACGATACCTAAATTGTCACCTGTCCCATCTAGATGACCTTGTACAATTTCTTTGGTTAATTCTTTTTCAACCCAACGATGACTTGACTCTACCTTACCTTGTTCTGATACATTTCCTCGTTTTGTTAAACCATAACCTAGACGTAGACCTTGAAATATCTCTATAAATTTTTCTACCATACATGTGCAAAGTGGGCGATTCCACTCTCGCTTTATCGCCCACTACCTAGGATTTGTTTAATATGGTGAATCAGATGATGATTCATTGACTTTATCCTCATCATACTTAGCACTTACTGCGCCCTTAGAGACACCCTCTGAGAACTCTTTTGCAGTTTTGTAAGCATTTGGATCCGTCAATGGCCCAACTTTTGTGATGTTCCAATTATAAAACTCACCCTTACTATTTGATTGTAAGACAGTTTTTAAATTGTAAACATGGCTAAAAGCAGGCGGCTTTATGATACTGCCATCTTTTTTCATATGCTTGTTACTTGTGATCATGGTATTCCACTCTCTACTTTTTACAAGCTGTGAAAATGACATCGCTATCAAGGCACTTTCAGTAACCATATTACCATCTAACATCAACACATAGTGATTAGCAGTATTAGATAGATAATTACCACTAGGTAATCTATCTTTTCCTAACTGATCTC